TACCTCAAGATGTCCCATTGCAATCTGTGCTGGGGACTTACTCAGTGCAGACATAGACTCTTCGTAGTTGTTTGCATTGATCCAAGGAATGAACTGAATGGGAACACCGTCGAACTCTACAACCTCTGGGCCTGTGTAGATATTGCACCTGTCTCTACCGACAAGTTCTTCCATAGAGTTTACTTCGTTTGTGTTCTTGTAGTAGGTATCATGATTGCCAATGATAATGTGTAAGTCGATACCCAACTCTGCAAATCGATTGATGAACCGATTACGGAAATCATTGGCAATCTTGAAACTGATAAACTTGCGTCTATCAACTACATCACCGAGATGCACACACGTTTTAACACCCCTCTTTTCCAACTCTGGAAAAAAGACGTTATCATAAAATTTATAGAAGTAATCATTCACATTCTGGTTATCATTACGAGCACCAAAATGTGTGTCAGTCACAAGTGCGATTTTCAATTAATCGTATCCTCTAACTGCATCTTTTTCATCCTCATCCATAAAACGTTCCAGACCATTCTTTGTTTTTGACTTCTTCTTTTCTTCTGTCTTTTTATTCTTTGGTTTGTAAACATCTTCATCAGGAAGGTTTTCCATAGCAAACGTGTAAGGGATATGATAAGACCTATCATCATAGGTCATCGTAGTCCACGATTGGTGGTCTGTCTGTTCGATAACCTTGTTCTTGACATGGGTTTGCTTTTTCTCTTTTTGAATTCTACGCAAAAAGGCGTAGTAGATAATTTGCGTGAAGTATGCGAAAGGGTTCTTTGACTTTTCTGGATTGAAGTTTGAAGCATATTGTAAGCAGTTTTCGATGCCATCTGAAATCATTTCTTCTTTGTAAGTATAATTAATAAAATTAGGACGATAGGAAAGGTGCGTTGCAATCTTTAGAAAACACTCACCGATATAATTCGTAACAGGTGGTCTGTCTTCTCCTGCCTCTTCTGCAAGAGCACACTTTTCTTTCCATTCAACCATTGCTTGGAGAAACACCTTATTATCTACATAATGTTCACCTTTTTGACGTTTAGCCATAATTACTCCTTAACTAAAACTTTCACTACAATAACATATGAGTTATTATTTGTCAAGTATCCTAAGTGACTTGACAATGCCGAAAAAATCAGTATAATCAACTATGTTGAGTCTTCAGTGATAAATCTTATCTTTATTATCTAGTTCTTCTAGAAGTTCGTTGTACTCTTCTTCTTGAATTTCTTCTAGTTCCTCATGGGTGGGCTCTTCATTTATCCACTCATCGTGAGCCTGCAAACACTTTTCATAGTAGATTGATAATCCGGCAGAAGCATTTGCGGTGAGGATAATTTTTGATTTTTCAATCTCAAAATATTTTTGTTCTGTGAAGGGTTGAACCCATCTTGTCAATGCGAGGGATTCAGTCATTCCTTCTCTTCTCATACGAGGAATCACATTCATAAGCAAAGGATTACAGATTTCATAATGTTCGCCATGATCAGTTACTTCACAGATGATGTTTTCGCCACTGACTAACTTTACGATTTTATATTCTGCATCTAACATTTGATTGTATCCTACCAAAGTTCTTTGCCCCAAGTTTCTGTTTGAACTTCTGTGATACTGGGGACTTTGTGTTTACTTCCCTTCTTCCAAATCTTTAGTTGTTCTTCCCAAGTCATTGTGTCTTCATAATCCCATTTTCTTGTATCTTCATTCAATCGAATGGGAGCAGTGTAGTCTAAGACAAACTTACCGAGTTCTGCATCATAGTGAGCAGGAATCTTGATACCAACAGACTCACTGTATGGAACAACTCTACTCAACCAAATCTGTCGCATCTCATCATTCGTGCCACCACGAATTTTGTAGGTCTGTTGGTCTGTTCTTGTTTTATGTTCATCGGGTAAACCAAACCACGCAGCACATAGAGGGAAATAGAAATCTACACACTCTTGAACTCTGCGTCTGCATTCATCATCTTTGTTCCAAAAATACTTTGTCCACCTTTCACCGTGACTAACATGGAAAGTCTCTTCGAAGTTCACCTTACGCAATCCACGAGCCAATGGCGCATAACTACAGTTTTCTTCCAAATCAACCGTTGTGATATATCCTGCCCTATCACCGTAACACATACTTACAACAGTCTCAATGTAATCCTCATGAGGAAACTCCAACATCTGAAATGTTCGCCATTCCTCTGGGTCACGTTCAAATAGAAATTCATGAGTGTCATAACCAAAGTCTTCAAGCAGACGATACATAACTTGTGCATGACCTAGTTCATCCTGACAGGCAGATGCTACAGCAATCTTATCCTCAAGTGTTGGTGAGGTTTTGATAGCAGGTGAATATGTTGGTAGAGTGACTACCTCCAAGTCTGCTGCGATATGGATGGTATTCATCAGTACATCACGATAACGTGGAGTCATCTCACTTGATTTTTCCACCTTATGCCCTGATGCTAGTTTCTGTTGGAATGATTCTTCGTTCATTTGAGTTTTACCTTGCTAATTTCATAATCGAACTGTTCACTGTTGTAAATATTTAGTCGTTCTGTAAAATGATTCAACGTGAAGTTAGGTTGATTACGAAATGTCATATCGTCAGCAATATCAAAAATTAAAACGGAATGCTTAGTGTCACTCGTCCGCAAACCTCGTCCAATGGATTGTAGCACTCTGATTTTAGATTTACTCGGACTTGCGAGCACGATGTTGTTAATGTTGCGAATATTAACACCAGTACTAAAAGTCCCGTAGCTCGCGATTGTAATAGAATTCTTTGCATTTTCGACGGTTGCCCTAATCTCTTCTCTTTCTTCGGTGCTTGTGTTACCGTAGATAAAGAATATCTTTTTCCTTCTATCGTCAAAGAAACCATTATCTCTGGCATCAATTACTTTGTCATATAACAGTTGTCCTTGATTTTCTACCAACTGAAACAGACAAAGTGTGTTGCCTGGAATGTGGAAAAGAAGATTACTGATAAACTCATTGCGTATTTCAGATGTGCCAAGATACTTCAGTTCATCTGCATATGTCATTCTCTCACGAATATTTGGGTGTTTGAGAACGAGACATTTTATCTTCAAGTCTGCCAGTGACTTATTATCCATCAACTCCTTTGTTGTCGTAACTCGTTCTACAGGACCAAACAATCCTTCCAACACAAGTCGATGAGTCTCTGTCCCATCAAGTGTTCCTGTAAAACCAAAACGATGCTTACAACTATGTAGTTTTGTCATAATCCCTGTGAGGGATTTTGCCTTGAATAAATGTGCTTCGTCACCAATCACACAACCGAAATCATCAAAGTATTTCTTTGGCATTTTGTATAGAGATTGCCAAGTCGAAATTACCACATCCTTTGTTATCTTTGTATCGTGGCCCTGATAAACTCTCTGACAGTATGTGCCTGGCGACCATCCATAATCTTCGAAGTCACTGTACATCTGTTCTACCAGTGAGGTTGTAGGAACAAGAATGAGCGTGTTGAGTCCTGCCATGTGGTAGTAACGAACCAGTGAGTAGATTATAAGTGACTTACCAGAAGCAGTAGGACTAAGAATAAGGGCACGATCATTTCCCACGGCATGAGAGAAAGCTTGAATCTGGTAATCTCGCACCTTGATGGATTTGCCTTGCGACCTTGGTTTGAGTCCTTTGATAAAACCTCTTGCAACCGAGTCCACAATATTCCGCTCATTCCTTACTCCTTCTTCTAACTCATATGATACATTATTATCATCACAATACTTCGTAATATAATCAAGTAGTCCAACATATATCTCACCGTTTGCGGGCGAGAACAATCGTATCTTACCGTCCCAAATACGTTTGCGATACATGGGCATGAACTTTGCACCAGGCACCTCAAAGGTAAAGAATTCTGTGAGTTCACGCCGTGTGGACTCAGACATGTCTTCTAATATTAGATATACTTCATTCTTCTTAGATATACGCATTTTTATGGTGGTTAGTCATAAACCACTTCCTTTAATTTTCCACCACTACAATATCTTTGACAGATCATAGGTATTTTTTCAAACTTAAAAAAATCTCTCCACTCATCAGATTCCATAATCTCAGAAATATTTTCAACATTTTCAACTTTAAATTTTTCCTGTACAATACTCTTGAAATCTTCATCCTCTAAAATGAATCCAGTATCACACCAACAACAAGGTAGAATGTATCCCGTTGAAGAATATGCTGGTTCCTTGTTATCATGAATACAACTTGGTCTAAAATTGTTGATTGATTTTTTCATCATACTAAGGTTTAAACGAACTGTTTTTATGAATTATATAGTGTTTTGGATTATCAGGTTTGTATGGATCATTTTCATCCCATCTTGAAGAATGTTGTTCTTTGAAAATAATACCATGTCGTTTTGCCATGTCCCGAGCTTGATCTATATGATCCTGATTGTATTTAAAAACAATATATTGCCAATAAGTTTTAATTCCCATCAGAACTGCAAGTTTCATAACCTCAAATAATTTTTCTCCATCCTGATTTATTCTGTATAGATGACTCTCTTCTGGTAATCCATCTAAAGCAAAATGCCACACAGCATTAGGATTACTTTCAAATGCCCTCTCATACCAACTGAAAGGACGATGGGAAACAGCAGAAGAAACTTTAACAGAATGATCTTTAGTAAGAGATAAAAACTCTATAAACTGTGGGTGCATTACTGGGTCAGATATAGAACCACAAAAATTTAATCCTTCGAAATAATATATAATTTTTTTGAAATCTGTAATGTTTATATTATGTCCCTTGTTACCCAAGTGTTTCATAGAGTTTTGTCTTCTACATTTTGGACACTCTAAAGTACACTTATATGATATATCAAGATTAATTGTTTTAGATATACGCATTTTGTAGTGTTCGAGGTTCACCGTAGTGTCCTCTGACCAATATGTTCCATGCAATACTTATGCGTTCATTTGGAGTGGGTGGAACCCAATGCATAAGCCATGATGGAAAGATGAGTGCAGTATCCACAACAGAGTTAAACTGTAACATACCAGAGTTATCCCAATCGGGCGTGTTTCTGGGTTTGAAGATTGTCGCAGATGGTCTGGGGTCGAAGAACTGAATAGGAGCACCACTCTGTAGATAATAGACACCAGACAGAACATTATTGGAGTGCGTGTGGGGTGGGTGCGAGTTTCCTTCTGAAAGAAGGTTTCCCCACATATTAGTAATCTCTACGTCCTCAAACTCGTATCCACTGTTTGTTAGAATGGTCTTTGATGTCTTCAGAATCTTTTCTGCAAGAGGACGAAAAAAAGAAGTGTTGTGTAACTCATCATCCTTACTGCCATTCTTGATATGAATTAACATATTCTTCTGGTCAAATCTATCAACATCCATTTTGACTTCATGAATAGATGTAGGAAAACACTTGTATGTTTTCACATCAACCACGATACAATACTCCAACGTGTTCCTTTAGTTACCACCTCTGCTTCATGTGGATACATAAAGTTTGATGGAAACACTACGGCAGACCTAGCCTTAGGTTTAATCTTTTTAGTTGCAACTGTGAACTTACCACCCTCGTAGTCATCATTCAGATACAACAGAACTGTTGCATGTGGGTATCCATAGTGTTGTCCGTGACTGTGATGAATGCTGTCATAGTGTCTAGACATAAACCCACCTTCTGAATACCGATTGATACGAAAGTCTGTGAGATGCTGAACGGAGAAATATGGATGGTCTGTCATATACATGTTGATGGCATTCACGAAACACTTCTTGAGAGGTTCATAGAGTTCGTGTGTGTTACGAATCCAGAACTCATCCATGTTTACTCGTTCATCCGAATTGTCCACCTCACCTGTCTTATTTGCATATGTCGATTTCTGGTAATCTAGGTTTGCGCCCATAATCTCATCAGTCAAATCTTTGGAAACCATATTCGAATATTCCATAATATATTTCTCAATGTCCATCAAACGCCTCTTTCGATAAATGTCTTTTTGATTTCTTTGGGTTCAAAGAATTCGTATATCACTCTCTGTGCAACATCAACGTTATACTCTTTACAACTAAAGATATCAATGTAGAAATCACCTGTCGCATCCACAAAGTGTCCTGTAACATTACTTGTCTCAATCATCTGACAAAAACTAAAACCACCAATCTTTGGGTCATGTTCAGCAAAGTGTTCTATTAGTAAAGGTCCATAAGCTTTCATATTAATTTCTAAAATAAGTTCTCCTACGAAATAACTAATATTTCCTTCACTAGAAATCTTTTCGATGTTGCCAGACTTACAATCAAACAGTGTGTGATAACCCCAAATCATACCATCCCAGCCTCAAACTTCTTCCAATCAGTTGCATTACGAATGTCCCACCCACGATTGTCAATAGACTTAATGATACCCTTGCAGTAATCCACACAGGTTTCATAATATCCAATCTTGTTCTGTAGGCGTAAAATATCCTCATCTGACTGCACATACATTTGCAAGTCAGTTTTCATTACCTTTATGTCAAAGGGTTTTGCAGCATAGACCTTTGCATCTGCCTTACCACCATAGTACTCCCACTTCTCACGATAGAGTTGTTGGTGGTCTGTCCGTGCTTTGATGAGCATCAGTTCGAAGTCGGATTTAAAATCTAACCACTTCTGTTTGATTACTTGGTTCTTGTAGGATTCTTGATCAATGTGTTCATCATTTGTAACTGGAAGGTCTTCTTTTGCAATACGCTTCAATTCATCTAAATTCATGTTTATCCCATATTAAAAAAAGTGAGCAGAGTTGATTATACTCTCTTTGTATATATTGACCCTAGTGAGGCTTGCCGAGGTGTCACTAGAAATTAAGTCTCAGATTTAATAAATGTTAAAGTTTATCGCATCTGCTCGTTTTTATTTATATTAATTATTTTTTGACAAGTTCAATATTGAAAGCGATACTGATTCTTTTATTTTCATCCTGTTGCGGCATCACCCCATGCATTAAATGACTTGGAAACATCACCATATTACTCGTTTCAGTTCTCACATAAATGTATGGAGTATTACGATCACTGAGTTTTTTCAGTGGTGGTTGTTTCATCACATCTGCAATTGGAGATTTGAAAACTAAAGGACCATCCAACTCATTTGATGTTGGGTAATATATACCGCTTATATCTGAGCCTGGATGATTATGAGTCTCCTGAGTATTTCCCTTTTCATAAGCATTTAACCAACAGTCTCGAATCTTTAACCTGTAATTCTCTAAATCATAATCCATGTGTTCACAGAGAACTTTTGCATTTTCAAGTATCGGTTTCTTGAGTTCTCTAAACTCTTTCCTGTTCAACAAATTATCATGAATACCTGATACATACAATTCACAAGCCCAGTTCACTGGTTTTTTATTTTCATTCTCTTTCATAAAAACATCTATGTTATCAACGATGCTTTTATTAAAATCTTCCATATTTTCAATCTTTTTTTGTAACACTGGAAT